GTTAACTACATGCTGGTCTCGGACATATTTCGGTTTGTGTTTTGTTTTGGAGTTAACAACTACGGTAATAGCGGCGGTTCTTTCCCGTCTAAAGAACTAATATCACCGATGTTGATTCGGTGGTGTGATCAAGAAAACTATAACGATTGGACGCCCTCTGCCACAAACCAAGCCGGTAGTCTTACGTTATCTCGCGGTTCAGAGATCATCACCGCTGCTCAGGCCCGGCAAGAGGTGTTGGTCTGGACAGATGCGGCCCTGTACTCGCTTCAGTACCTTGGCGCAGACCCGTGGTGGGGCGCTCAGATTGTTGGCGACAACTTATCTATCGTCAGCCAAAACGCTTGGGCATACGCCGCAGGAACTGCCTTTTGGATGGGGCGGGATAAGTTTTATGTCTATAGCGGTAACGTAGCTACACTGAACTGCGATCTCCGGCAGTACGTATTTAGCGACATCAACACAGCTCAATACGATCAAGTCTTTGCTAGTACAAACGAAGGTTTTAATGAGATTTGGTGGTTCTACTGTTCCGCCAATTCATCTACGATTGATCGATACGTTGTCTACAACTACGTTGAGAACATCTGGTACTACGGGAACATGGCCCGGACCGCATGGGCAGATTCAGGTTTAAGAGCCTATCCAGTAGCGGCTACGTACCTTGGCAACCTAGTCAATCATGAACTTGGAGTCGATGACGACTCCACCGGGACTCCTGTAGCGATTGCCGCGTCTATCACTTCCTCGGAGTTTGACGCAGATGACGGCGACAAGTTCGTGTTCATCAAACGAGTTCTGCCAGATCTTACGTTTAGAGGATCAACCGCCGGAAACCCAAGTGGGGTGTTGACGTTTAACGTCCTTAAGAACTCCGGGTCTGGATATATGTCCCCGGCGTCGGAAGGCGGGAATAGCAACGCTACGGTCACTAGAACAGCCACGGTTCCTATAGAGGCATTCACCGGACAGGTTTATGTAAGACTTCGGGCACGCCAGTTGTCTATGAAGTGGGAATCAACCGGATTAGGCGTAACATGGCAGCTAGGCGCTATGAGGCTAGATATGCAACCGGATGGCAAAGCATCTGGCTCAGGGGTGTCGGGCGGCTAGCCCGGAGGAAACAATGGCGCTTCTTGTCACTTCGGAATCGGAAATTCAACGGATTGCCCCGCCAGCACTTCCGGCGGCAAGCGAAGAGTATTCAAAGCAGGCCCAAGAGAAGTTTAATAACGTACTGCGCCTGTACTTCAACCGACTAAACAGTATTTTGGGGCAGCTTATGACAGGGACTTCCGGTTCTTCTATCCCTATCTCGTTCCCACCAACGTCATTAGACGCTTTTGGAAGGTTGCGTGTCAGCAATCCGTTTACGATCTTTGACAGTCAAAATCGTTACGCAAAAGACAACCAGTTCAGCGAATCGACCGCGACTGGCGGCGTTATTTCGTATTCAGCAAATGAGTCTACTGTTCTTCTTACAGTGACTTCCACCTCAGGCTCTACTGCAATACGTCAGTCTTACCGTGTCATGCCGTATCAGCCCGGAAAGGGTTTATTGGTTCTGGCAACGTTTGTCATGACCACGGCTCAGACAAACTTGAGACAACGAGTTGGTTACTTTAACGCCGGGAACGGTGTGTTTTTCCAACAGTTTAATAGCGTTAAATCGTTTGTATTAAGAACCAGCACCAGCGGATCGCCTAGCGATGCTCGTACGGTTAACCAAGCAGATTGGAACGGCGACAAGTTAGACGGGACCGGAGCGTCTGGGCTTACTTTAGATACGACCAAAGCTCAGATCCTATGGATGGATTTTGAATGGCTAGGCGTTGGGTCGGTTCGTTGTGGCTTTATTATTAACGGTGAATACATTATTTGTCACACGTTTAATAACGCTAATGATCAAAACAAAGTTTATATGACCACGGCAATCCTGCCGATTAGGTATGAGATTGAGGCAACAGGCGCTTTAGAAACCAGTGGAGTTACTCTTAAACAAATCTGCTCTTCTGTAATTTCAGAAGGCGGTTATCAACAAGCTGTAGCCACTCAGTTTGTTAGGAACACAACTCCGGTTACGGGAATAAGTACTACGTTTATTCCAATCGCTTCTATGCAGCTTGCATATTTAGATACCCCGGGGGCTGTTGTTCTCCCAACAGGTATCCAAGTATTCCCAACGGCTAATCAAAACTACGAAGTGGCTTTATTTAAAAACGCTACTTTGACCGGCGCTGCCTTTACATTATTGCCCTATAAAAGCATTTATTACGACACCAGCGCTACAGCCATGACCGGCGGGACAATGGTGTTGCAGAGCTTCGCAAGTTCATCTACACAAGGCCGGGCAGTATCAATTACACCGGCTGGATACAACTTTGATCTGCAAATTGGCATCGGCTTAAACGGACTAAGCGATATCTATACTCTTGCTGTTAGAACGTTGACAGCATCACCGGCAGGCACAGCGGTTGGTGTGATTGATTTCATAGATCTTACGGATTAAGCCAACATGGTTAACCCTGTAGACAACCTGTATCGCCAGATCACCGGTCAGGTAAAGAACCTTGGCACTAATAAACAGTGGCAGGGCGGAGCTTTAGGTGAGCTTACGTTTGACGGTACTGCAAGGTACATGGCTTCGATCCTTGCAGAAAGAGGGATTACCAGTATTGATCAGATTGGGGAAGAAACAAGGCCTGTTTATTCTCCGTCCTCGTCATACGATGTTAATAAAGCCAAACAAGACTTTAACGAGTTTTATTACAAACAAGGCAATAAAGTACCGTATGGATCACAAGTAACGTATAACGGCAAGCTATACAGATATCAAAACATTACAGAAGATTTAGGGCTTGACGCTTTTGGCACTCCGCAAATTGGATACACGCAAGCGTTGGTGCCGATGGAGCAAACCGGCACCGAAAAGATTATTGTAAATAAGAACACCGGGCAACCGTTAGTTCCTTTGTCTAATACCGGACATGAGTTTGCTAATTCATACGCACAACCTGACGGTTCTTATACATGGGGCGGAACCTACGCAGGCTCTGGTAACACTGCGTTTAATTTGACGTTTGATCAACAGGGTTTGCCAATCTTTTATACCCGAGGCCATTCATCTTCGACATTTAGCCCGCAAACCTTGGGAATGATCGTATCAATTGGCTCTTTGGCTTTCCCCGGCATTGGTACAGCGATTGGAAACTTTGTTGCAGGCGCAGCCGGTTTAACTGTAAGCGCTCCTGTTGCTGCTGCTATTGGATCGGGTATCTTAAACACCGCACTAACCGGCGATATTAAAAAGGGCGTGTTAAGCGCAGCCGGATCGTATGTTGGTGCGCAAGTTGCGGAAGGGTTGAGTAGCGCTGCATCCAATATTTTTGAATCCACTGCTGGACAGAATTTTATTAAGAACCTTGGTGCTGCTGGCGCTAGAGCAGCCGTTATGGGCGGAGATATTGACGAAGCAATTAAAACCGCTGCTACCGGCGGGATGTTTAATCTTGTTGCTACGCAGATTCCCGGCTTTAGTGATATCAAAGACAAAAACTTAAAAGCGTTAGTTTCAGATTCTATTAACACCGCACTTAATACAGAAGGTGATTTATCAGAGCGTCTCCAGCGGGCTACTCTACAAGGGGCAGTGTCATACGGCGCTGGGCAGGTTGAGGTTGACGGCAAGAAGTTTGCGGACTTAACTCCCGGGCAGAAAACGTTAGTTACTGAATTATTGTCCGCCGAACTATCAGGCAAGCCCTTAGACCAAGCGCTAATTAACTCTGCTATTAAAGTTGTTAACAGCGAAGTTACAAAAGCTGTTAAACAATCGCCCGGCTTGTATACCGAGCCAGTTATGGCGGATGAGTTCGGTGTTTCTGGAAGAAAAGACGGTCAGTTGTTTGCGTCAGATGTTTTCCCGGATGCCACATTCGCAGGTCCGATTCAATCACCCAACGATTTTGACAGCATCTTTAGTCAGTCACTCCAACAGCCGGTATCTGGTATAACAGTCCCCGGCGGGGAAACTATTAGGTTTGATGACGGGTCGTCTATTACGTTTGATGACGCCGGAGAGATAGTCGGCGCTACTGATAGCGAAGGTGTAGAGCTTCCCCTGTTTGGTCCTTCGGTGGTTCCAAAGTTCAATGCTCCCGATATGGGGCCGCGCTTGCCTTCCGGTCCGACTCGCGGACTGTTTGGCCCGGAACTGGGCGCAAGCACATTCCCCAGTGGGGAAACCATTACGTTCGATGATGGGTCGTCTATCACCTTTGGCCCGCTCGGAGAGATTACGTCTTTAATAGACTCAGAAGGGGTAGAGATTCCTATTTTCGGGCCAACTCTGCCAACTGCTTCTCCATCAGAAGCGGATCAAATCTTTGAC